TCACCGAATTCAACGTTAGAAACAGTTAAAACGTTTATGTTTACCGCTTCAGGGTTAGCGAAAGTTCTAATACCTTGTAAATAAGCGTAGTAATCAGAAGTACCTTCAGTTTGACTAATTTGTTCAAACTCACCGTTAGCTAAACCATTTGTAAATCCTACTTTACCAACTTTATATCTATCTTCATGAGTTCTTTCTTGTCTATGACAGTTCCAACCATCAAAACCTAAGTAAGGTGCGAATGTGAATTTTCTAGAGAAGATGGATTCATAATCTGTACCCTCTATTCCAGCCATAGTTCTAAATTCAAACTCACCTACTTCAAAGTTTCCTGCGATTGTAGCCCCACTATCCATATGGAAACCTTTTGTAGTTGCTGTCCATTGGTTAGGTGAAGAATCGTTAGTATAACCTTTCCAGTTAAATAAGTTTTGGTCAAAACCAACTGTACTAGTAAATCCTAGATATACTTTTTTAATTTTTTCTTGTTCAGGTTGATAAGAAGTTTTGTATACAGGAGCTGGTGCTAAAACACCCGTTGGGTAATCTCTAACGATATAACCCTCAAACCCTGCTGGGAAAGCGTCTATTGGTGCGTTAGGATTTTGAACAACCATGATATATCTACTTCTTAAAGAAAACTCACCGTCAGCAGTACCGATTCTTCTAGCTATAAAGTTATCAGAATTAGGATCCATAACACACTTAGAGAATCTCTCTATAATAGATGGTCTAGAATCTACATCATAATAATCTCTTACAACAACATCAAACTCTTTTGTGTCAGGTTTAATATTTTGAATAGATATTTTTATTTCTTTATTTGCTGAATCACCATCAGAAATAGATATAAATTTAAATAACTTATCAACTATGTTACCACGTAATTCAGAAACAACCCAAGGTGTTTCAGGTGTTTGCCATTGTTGTTTGTAATTTTCAAAATCAACTGTATGTGTTAAAGAAGTATTTAAACCTAAAATATAATTATTCTCGATTAATTTTTGTAATAATTCAGGATATATCTCTTCAACAAAAACCATAGAGGATTTATCAAAACATTCTACACCCAATACTCTAGGTAGATAGTTTCTAGCGTTTACATCCATCGATACTTCATATTTAGAAACGCTACTTGAGGTACTTGATGTTGCTGATAATATAAATCCGGCTACAGGGTTAGTTGCTACACCACCTGGGTCCATAACTAAACCACCAGAAGATTGTAGAGTATCCCATATTAAATTATCTGAACTATAATAAGCTCTAGACCTTAACATTGCTAATACAATTCCCTCATATTCAGTATAAGCTGAAGCTGCCCAAGTAGTAACGGTACCAGAAGTAGTACCTGTTGCGTTAATAGAATCATAACTAGTTTGTTCTATTGTTGCTGACACACCACTAAAAGAAGAACCAATTTTATCAAATACAATTCCTTCTGGATAAGTAATTAAATCACTAGGAACTACACCTGAAGTAAATGAAGCTGATTGTATTGGGAATAAACCTAATGAATATAAATATGATGCTTCCGCTGCTCCAAGACCAGATATATTGAAATAGGTAGTACCACCTGAGAAATCGGCTGTCCAGTCTAAAGTTGTTATAGCGGATACAATAGTGTCAGGGTTGTAATTAGCGTTAGCTGTTATTACCCAAGCTGAACCAGCATCGTATCCGGTTAAACCAAGAATTCTAGTGACAAATAATTGGTTGGACTGTGATAAATAACTTTTAGCAATGTAAGGTAATTCATACTTAGGTTTGTCATTACCAAATTTACTAGGATTCTGACCACCAAAAATGGCAGTAAATTCATCATAATTTGTTATGAATATTGGTTCAAATGCTGGACCCTTTAAAGTTTCCCCAACAGAACCCAATGTTGTAACACCAACTTGTTGTGCTACAAAACTTAAATCTTTTTCAGATGTGAACACACCTGGTGATACAAATATTTTATCTGCCATTTAATTAGTTTTTTATTCTTAGTTATTTTCTAAATAAATATTGCTAAAAAAAGCAAAAAATTTATTTTGTGGTTTACACCACAAAATAACTATGAAAAAAAAGATACTTTTGTCATACTTATAAAGAAAGGGTATATGAAAAGGGATAAAAACTTAAAAATAACACCACAAACACATAAATTATTAAAAGAGTATTGTGAAAAGAATGGTCTTAAAATGTTTGCATTTGTCGAGAAATTAATTAAAGAAAAATGTAAACCTAAGACCGATATTTATGGAGACGAATTAAATTAATAATTACCATTTTCCAATATATCAATGATCCTATCTTGGTCTATTTGTGTCCAATAAGATTTTGATGGATACCCATTATTAATGTAATCACCTTCACCTTTTAAATAATCAAATAATCCTGATACACCATCTTTAGTTAATGTTGTAATATTATAATTAATATAATCGTTACAAAGTGATGAAGTTGATTTTGCTAAATCTGATGAGTTAATAGGTGTTAATTTATAAGAGATGTATTTTTTAGCAACTTCCCATCTTTTAAATCTACATTCCTGTGAATTTTCAACAAGGATATTCCAAAAATTAACCTGTTCTTCTTCAGACAAAACAGTATCTCTATCTGTTTTACCAACTAAAAAATATTTTGAGACTATTATTTTTTCGTTTAATGATAAATTATTAAATCCAATTTGATTTAATAATATATTAATTTCGTTTCTAACATAATTATAGTCCTTTAAATCAAAACCAATTGAATCCCAATTTGAAATACTTGTAATGTCTGAATATCCGTTTTGGATAGTATCATTTATAATCCAAGGTTGATTTCCATTTAATTGGTCTAAAGTCCAATTAAAAATATCAACATTTATTATTTTTCCGTTTAAAATATATGCTTGTAATTTCATTATGCTGGAATTTTATTTATTATTACACTTAAATCTGCAACCCTAACATCCGTGGTGTTAGTATTTCTTACAAAAAACTCAATGTAATCTCCTGTTGCCATTTCTAAAACTGTTTGTGATGAACCTGGATATTCTTGGTTTGATGTTGTGGTTCTAATTGTGGTTTCAGAATCATTTACTATTGTCCCATTTTTTGCTATACCAATTGATATTACTTGGTTGTTAGAACCTGCCCTAACTGTTGCTGTTGACGTTATAACAAAATCAGACCTAACATTACCTGTATAAGTTACCCTATTTGTTGTGTGTGTCCATCTAGGTGAATTATTATCACCCACCGTAGTAGTACCTGCAGCTTTAACCCATACATTTACATTAGCCACACCAATAGTAGTATCAGTGGTATTATTAATCATATAATAATGGCCTAAATTAGAGGTGTTTAATATACCTACATTATTAATAAATAAAGATTTAGGACTTGTTGCATCTAACCCTGAAAGATAAGTACCACCACCAGCAAAATTAACCGTATCCAATATAAAACCATCATTATTAACAATAGATGTTGGATTTACCGTGATACTAGTCTCTCCAGCTAATGTAATAAACGAAGAATATATTGGTCTAAATCTTCTAGTAATTGAACATCCAGCTGGTATATTGAACACTGATTTTCCTGCTGTACCATTAAATAAACAAGTAACAAAACCAACCGTAGCAATCGTACCACTAAAAGTACAATCAGCACTTTCTAGAAACGCACAGTCGGTCATAATCACATTTGAATAATTTTTAATTAGACCAACAGAGTTACAATTAGTAAAATTAACTCCAAACCAATCTATCGCTTGATTAGCATTACCAGTGGCATCTAAATTTAATGCTTTGTCAGCCTCTATTGTTACACCACGCATAGGTATAGACCAATTAGAAGACAATAATGCTGTACCACCTGTTAATCCGGTACTTTTTAATCTACAGTTTTCAGAAGAACCACCAAGTATTGTTGTATTCTGACCCGCAACTAATCTATCACCTAATAAATCAACAGTTGTGTTAATAAAATAAGTTTTATTGGCCTCTAAGGTCCTAACACCACTAATGGCGGCAGGAAAGTCATCCCTACTTTCAATGTAGATAAAATTAGGCATTGAAACAGTATTACCTGTTATTTTTGAGGTGGCAAATAATTGGTCGGTATTAGTTGTATTAACACTAAGAGTTATACCACTTAAAATGTTTTCCGATGTTATATTTTGACTGACAAATGTTCCCATATATTATAATTATTAAGATTCTCCGTATGCTGTTGTAACCCAATCAACATTCTCAGTAAAAGCTAAATTTGCGTTTGAGTTTATTCTAAATCCTGTTGTTGTTTTATTTTCGTAAGTAAATGTTCTATTTACACCACCCGTAATTTGTATTGAATAATTTGTGTTAGGGTAGGCTGTTGTAAAAGTTACGTCATATACCTTAGGGTTACCAGCAAAACTAGTACCAGCAACACTATTTGATTTTATTTTTAATCCTATTGTTGTGTTTGTAGTAGAACCATCTACTGAACTAGAAGTTAGTATATTTGAACTATAAGTTAATCCTGTTATAGCTTTTAAATAACCATTATCAGTAGTACTAACAGCTATTGGGTTTGTCGGTGATACTGGGGCTTTACTTAACTTAACTCTACCAAAAGTAGAAGTTGATGACAAAGAAATCCAACTATCTAGAGTACCACTAACATCCGCAAAAGGTATGGCATTAGCTGAAGGGGTTACAGTACCGACTGGATCTGAACCACCAAATTTATGTCTAGTTGCGTGTGAACTAACATCAACACCATCAACGAGGTTAACATTTGTGATACTGTTATTACCCATGTTAAGATTACCAGACATGTTTCTACCACCATTAGCTAACAAATATTGTGTGTGGTCATCTGCCTCTAATCCTAATAAGTTTCCGTGTACCGATGAAGCATTTACACCCCCTGCCCTAAATGAAATGGTTGGTCTAATATCTTCTATTTGTGTTACACCTGTTGTACCTTGTTTTATATAAACATTTGCGATTTGAGTAACTGAATCAGTAAAATAACTTGGTGGTGTCGCTAATGTTGCATCTTCAGTTTCTACTAAAGTTGCGTATTGATTTTGGCCTAAAACTAAATAATAATTTTCTAATGTACCCTCACCTAAAACATATAGTGTGTGTTTTGTGTAATAACCGGTAGTTAATGCCGTTAATACCCCATTATTATCCCATTGTGTGTTATTAACTAATGTTGTTGCTGAAGTTACCCATGTAGAACCTGTACCATTTCTATAATATTGTGTAAATGTAACACCTGTACCACCCATAGGCATTATTTGATTGGTAGAGTAATAATACTCACCAGGGGTAACGTTTAAAGTAAATGGTGTAACACCTTCGGTAACAATTGAACCAGTTGCGTATACAGGTCCTAAAGCTTCGGTAAATAAATCACTAAACCTATTTGATGTGTGTTCAGCATTTAATGGGGTTAAATCAATTAACTCAATACCTGTAGAGTTAGTGGCAACTCTACCTAAAATTATATTATAAAAAGAATTTGGTCTTGACCCAGATGAAGAAAGATTACTGTTCTCATTTATAAAAATATAATTATCACTATTTGGGGATAGTGTAATTTGAGAATTACTCCAATCAATTCTTCTAACAGTACCATCATTATTTGATTTTTCTAAATAACCAAATCCCGCATCTGCCTGAATTGTTGTTCCACTTATAACACTAATACTACCACCACTTAATATACCCATAGTACCACCCTCAAAAATAAGGGTTGTAAAATCAGTGTGTGAACCATCAGTAAATGTTACAGAAGCTTTTCTGGTAATATCTAATTCACCATCAGCAGAGTCTAAAAATGACCAATAAACATTCTCACTTATTGTTGTAACTTTTTCGTGGTCTGCAATCCCTTGGAATACACCTGTTGCGGATGATTGTTCGACATTAATATCCCAAACATTATCTAAAAATGTTGTACCATTAATTTCAAATCTTGATGGGTCACCAACATTTAATATTCTTAAACCGTAATCCCAACCAATGATATCTGTTGCTGCAATATTTATATTACCACCATCTTGTGATAATACTGACGTTGACCCACTAGAACCAACACCTTCTAATGAAGATGATGTTAAATTAATACTCGAACCACTACCTGTTAAGTAGTTACCTATGGTAGAGCCGGTACCTGTTGGGAATAAATAATAGTTTTCCATATTGGCAAGTGCAAGAAATCCGTTGTTCCCAACACATTGAACGCCATATGTAAACTCACCATTAATATCTACGTATTCACCATATAATATAGTGTCTTGAGTATCTGATTCAACCCAAATACCTGTATCACAATCATAAATTGAGATTTTATGTAATTGACCAAAATCCCCTATATCAAAGGCATATACCGCAGCGTACCCAGCACTAGCACCAGAAATAGAAAGGAATGACAATTCATTTGTTTGTCCAATATTAAATACATTTTGAGTATTACCACTTGCAACAACTAATGTTGTTTGAATACTACTACCAACAATACTTACATACGGTGTTTGAGTTAAATCAATTTCATTTTCAATAAAAGTACCGGGTCCTACACTAATAATATATCTATTACTAGAAGAGGTGGTTGTATTATTTATAAGATAATCAACAGCTGATTTAATCGAATTAAAATCACCGCCTTTTTTTGCTACGACAATTTGTCTTTGGTCTTGATTAACTTCATATAAAGGTGCATCTATATTTATTTTTGTTTTTAAAAAATTATCAGTACCATTAACTTTACCAGTTGCTCCTGAGTGAATAATATCAACATCTGTTGTACAGTTTTCAAAATTTAAACCTACAGCATCAATTGTTGGGGCTAACCCAACTTGTGGTACATATATACCTGTACCAAATCTTTGTATATTAAAACCATTAAGTCTTAACAATCCACCATTCTCTACTTGGAAACCAATACCACTAACTGGTGCTGAACCAGCCTTAGTTACAGTAACTAAATTACCTATAATAGTACAGTTTGGTTGATCAACTTTAGCGAATGTTAAACCTGTTGTATTTACAACACCACCGGCAGTTGTAGTTACGTTCCTCAACTGAAATCTACCTGTACTAGCACCATCACTTGTCATATAAAAACCTAATGTAAATGGTTGTGCTCCGTATTTAATATTTGTACATTGTATTGCAGTGTTACCACCACCATACGGACTATTTTTAACGTGGGTATAATTAGCACCAAATCTGACATTTTCAATATAAACTATAGCATTTGATGCGGTTACTGTTGATGATGAATATAAAACCGCCGCAACACCAGTTCCAGTACACCCTTGAATTAACATATCAGAAATAAAAGTATTGTCTGATGTTAAAAATAAAGGTTGATTAGGGTTGTTTGCGTTAACAATAGTGGTTACCGAACTATCACCAATAATCGAAACAAATGGTTTTGTAGTTATTGTATCTTCATTATACCTACCAGGACCAACCTTAACCAACCAAGGGTTTGTTGATGTTGCCCCAGTTATACTATCAACCGCACTTTTAATTGACGTAAAATCAGCACTACCACCAGATAAAGAAACGGTAACTGTATTCGGTATGTAATTTACACTGTTAAAATTCCTAG